GGCGTTTTTGGTGAAACCACATGCATTAAAGGTTACACTGCTGATGAGGTGGGGCAAATTTTTCGTGACAAGTGGGACAGGTTTGATAAGCCTGTAGCAATTGGTCTCGATGCCTCACGGTTTGATCAACACTGTTCCGTGGAAGCTTTGCAGTTTGAGCATAGCTTCTACAGGGCCTTGTACCCTGGCAACAAGCTCTTGGGCAAGTTGTTGGACTGGCAACTCCACAATAAAGGGAAAGGTTATGTACCTGATGGCACAATAACCTATCGTAAAGAGGGGTGCCGTATGAGTGGGGATATAAACACATCACTTGGTAACTATCTGTTAATGTGTGCAATGATCTATGGATACATGCGCCATCTGGGGATTAATGAATATAGTCTGGCAAACTGCGGGGACGACTGTGTACTCATTGTGGAACGCAGGAATCTTAAGCAGATACAGGGAACTCTACCTGAGTACTTCCTAGGATTAGGATATACCATGAAAGTTGAGCCACCTGTATTTCAATTGGAAGAGGTTGAATTTTGCCAGGCACACCCAGTACAGTTTCAGGGCGGTTGGAAGATGGTCCGGAATGTTAGGACAGCCATGAGCAAGGATGTTCACTGTGTTAATAATATTAGGGATTTGGCCACAAGAAGGGCCTGGAGTAATGCACAGCATCATGGTGGTATCGCACTCACTAGTGGTATCCCTGTTGTTGAGAAGTTTTACTCTAGATTTGCGCTTTATGAAATCCCTAAGAAGCATCAACGCATTGACACGGTGACTAATGTGCATAAGTGGCGTGGTTCTGGTGGTGATTATGTTGTGACTCCTGAGGCAAGGGCAAGCTTTTGGGCTGCCTTTGGTTTAACGGGGGATGAGCAACTAGCACTGGAGGATCGATTGGACAGATGGGAGATGGATCTATTTGGAGAGGAGGGTGTTGACGCTCACGAGCCCAGCATCCTCGACTCCGCCGTAGCATGACCAAGAGTACACAAACACAAGAGATGGCGATGACAACGAGAAATAACAACAATGTGCTCGCTGTGAGTAAGAAACAGTTGGGG